TTTTCTAGTCAGGTGAATGAGATTCATGCACGCATAGCCGTATTGAACAAATTTACAGAATTAGGTCGTCCTCATACCCAAGTTGTCATTTGAATTCTGTTCAAATGAGCAGAGTGTTATCTTTTAAATCTTTGTGCAACAAAGCCATACTAATACTGAGTTTTAGTGAATCAGCATTCCGCCATTTACGTCTAAAGTTACACCTGTTAAATAGGCTGATAGATCACTGGCTAAGAATAATGCTGCATTTGCAACATCTTGAGCTTTACCTAAGCGACCAAGTGGAATACCTGCAAGAATGTCATGACGACGATCATCCTGCATTAGACCACCAGTAATATCTGTTTGAATCAGACCTGGTGTAAGTGAATTCACACGAATATTATCAGCACCAAATTCACGTGCCATCGCTTTACCTAATCCTAAAACCCCAGCTTTGGCAGCGCTGTAGTGTGGACCACCAAAAATACCACCACCTCGTTGTGCCGAAACGGATGATAAGCACACAATACTTCCTCCACCATTTTCTTTCATTGAGGGAATTACAGCCTGAGACATAATGAGTGTTCCACGCAGACTGACATCCAAAATACGGTCATAATCATTACGCTTGATATCTAATGTTTTTACAGGTTGGGTAATTCCTGCGTTATTGACCAAAATATCAATTTTACCGTAGTGTTGAAGGGCTTGTTCCACAGCAGCGTGTGCTTGTTCTTCATTAGCAACATTTGCTGCTAGACCTAAATGACCTTCGCCCAATGCTTTAGCCGCATGCTGGCTTTGCGCAAGATCTAGATCAACAATAATGACTTTGGCGCCTTGCTGTGCAAAGATTTCTGCTGTTGCACGACCAATACCACGTTCAGATGCTGCACCTGTGATTAACGCTACTTTTCCTTGTAGTAACATGTCTATTCCTCTTTTCTTCAACATATTTATTCATCGCTAGATTCTCTTTTTTCACAGTGAGCAGCAATAAGGTTAAACTCAACTAGGCATGAATAATATTCATGCCTATGATATTTTTAGTTGATATTCGAAAGAAAAATGGAATTTTAAATGAACAATAGTGAAAAAAATTACAATCAAGTGCCTGCAATAAAAACCTTACAAGCGTTTGAACAAACTGCTCGGTTAGGAAATGTGGCAAAAGCGGCAGAGGTTTTGAGCCTCACACCATCTGCTGTCAGTCATCAAATAGCAAAACTAGAAGAAATGATTGGTCAAAGCTTATTTATAAGGGGCGCACGCGGAGTGACCTTAACACCTTCTGGTGAACGTTATTATCAAGATGTAACGACTATCTTGCATAATTTGATGTTAGCGACTGAACAAGCATCAGATAAAAGCCCAAAAGATAGTTTATATATCCATTCTTCACCTAGCTTTGGACTTCTGTGGTTATTGCCAAGATTGGAATCATTTAAAGAACAATATCCTCTCATTCAGGTGAATTTATCTTGCTCTTATGAAAACCTTCATTTCACACGAGATAAAATTGATATTGATATTCGTCATGGTATTCCGAATTGGACAGGTGTCGAAATTAGAACTGTTCGAAGTGAAAAATTAGAAGTTCTTGCCTCGCCCAAACTACTTGAACGTAGCCCAGTATCTAAACCTAAAGATTTACTAAAAAAAGAATTGATTTTATCGAAGTCCACTCTCGTGACATGGCCCCAATGGTTTGCACATCAAGGGTTAAGTATTCCTGAATTTCCTTATACTTTTAGTTTTGATCGCTCATACATGTCACTTGAAGCTGCAACTCATGGGCTTGGATTTGTCCTAGAAAGCAATTTACTTACCCAAAATTATCTAGATTCAGGAAAACTTGTGAAAGTCTTTGCTGATGACTTATCCGTACCCATATCTGCACACCACTTAGTTTATCCACGTACCCATGAGAACATTCTCAAAGTGAATCATTTTTTAAACTGGATTGGTGACGAAATCATGAAAGATAAATAATGATCACTCAGAGCAAAGAGCATCCATTTAAACCAAACTCAGACCTATCCGCTGACAATCAAAGGTCTTTCTACGATGTCTTGCCACTCTTAAGTAATGATTTCTAGCATGGTTGTTTAAACGGGTTTTTACCGCTTGCAAAGCACGTTGAATCTGCTTGTCATCCAAGCAGTTTACCGATATACCTTTCAAGTCATGCTCTTCAAATGAAACGGCTCCATAACCATTGGTTATATCCAACCATTGTTCACCAATTCTGCGCGCATGATCTGCTAGAGTGACAGCTTGTGCCTGTCCAGCATAGATACAGAATAACTGAACATAGTAGCCCTGCTCTGGATCATGTTTGATTTGCCACAGCACCGAATGAATTGAACGAAATAACTCAATATCTCTGGATCGAATTAACTTTAGAAAAGTACTTAAGTAAAGATCTAGATCATATAAGCGAATCACTGATAGCGCTTCTGGTTGAATACCTAAATAAACTGGAAAGATGGTCAATTGATCCTGCTGCTGCATAGACTCTAATAGGAAACGTTCAGCCTTTTTCACCTCTGCCTTATGCTGCTTCTGATCGGATTGATAATCCGCTTCAATCAACCCAGCTTGATCTTGTACATATTTTATAAAACCTTCCACTACATGATCAGGTAAGTCTTGAATAGAATCATAGAACTTAAATGCATTGGCTTTAAAGATGATCTGCTCAAGTAACTTAAACACAATGATTGCTGCGATGTAATTATTTCCGTCCACAAAGAAACGTCTAGATTTCTTAATCAAGGGAATGATCTGCTGTTTGAATTGCTCAACACTGATTTGATTGGCTAAGATTGCTTGAATAAAGTTTTCAATTTCACAAAACGTTTGTGATTCGTTGTAAGTCGTCATGGTAAAACACATCCTAAGTTATTTTCTTCATAGACTTAGGAGTGCCGTAACTTTTTAATGGTGATCTAACCTAGAATCCACATTGCTGTAAGGTTTGTGCAATACCTCTACGCCAATTCACTTCAAACTGGCCCGTACCAAAGCTGCGCATATACGGTATCTTTGCGCGTAAATGCTGTGCATACTTTTCAGGATTGACCAGATACATTCCTGTATTAAAAGCATTGCTTACTTCCAATTGAACATTACACTGGATATTTCCTACCCCTAATCGATTATTCCGCATAAACTTCTGCTTATGTTCAGTCGTATTACAATTAAAGTACCATCCCAGATTACCCGTAATACTTTGCCATAATTTCCAAACCTGATCAGCGAGATACCAGTCACTCAGACGTTTAGATGGATCATAAATTAGCAATAAATGGCAATGATAGCCTTTTTTTGCACCCTGCTCTAATGCCCATGCATAGCCCTGTAACCCCATGAAACATCCATCTTGATTAGCTATGCGATTTCTTAAAATATTCATATGCTGTTGAACATCTTGAATACCTATATAGACCTGTTGTTCTTCGAGATAACCCAAATCGACACGCACAAATAACAGCTCAGAATAGTGGGTAATGAGTTTAGTCAGATACTGATACAGTGTATTTCGATTCTGCTGTTCTTGCTGAATGAAACGATTCAACTCATTCCAATAATCATTTCGATATTGATAGAGTACACAGCATAGGGTTTGAACTTGCTGAGTATTAAAATTTAAGATGTATGATGCTGATTGACCATTTAGAAAATGATCAATCCAATACTTACACTGAATAAAATATTGAATGGATTCAGCGTAGTGAAGCTGTGCTGAATAGAAGTGTTGAAAGGCTTCATATAATGTACTGAGTGACTGTTTGAATTGTTGTTCACCCACCTGTTCGAAACAGACATCATAAACAAAATCTTCAATTGCAGTGCAAAGATTAGATTCATTCCAGATCACTGTAGTCAAATTCATGTCGTGATACTCATCATGTTAGGATTCATATCACAGCCATGTCTGTAATCTTTTAATTGTTTACCCATATATATGAGTAAAGAATCATTCAACAATTAAGCAAAATATTGATAAATATATAATTAACAATATATTTAATAACTTTAATAACCTACTAAGGCCAATCTACGGCTTAACAACAAATTGGTTAGACCGACTGAGCATAGAACACATGAATTAACCTAACAGAGTGAAGCTAAAGTTAATTTTTTAGACTACGAAAATTTTCAGTTTTTGTTTTAGAACCTTTGATCAGTGCCTTTGGTACATCCTTTTGGCTATCGAGCTGAAATAAATCACGATAGACGATAAATTTGATTAGAGTTTCCAAAATGAAATTATGAGCATTTTTATCTTTAGCCTGAATCAATAAAACACTTTCAGCGTATTCATATCTGGAACGATATATGGGCAGCAACTCAATTGATACATGTCGGATATTTGTACTCGGTACACCGAAAAAAGTCGTGCATTTTTCTGTAATAAAATTATTCCAATATTCTGATAGCAATTCTTCAATATGACTCACCTGCTTCTCACAGCCCCTTTCAAGGAACATGTACATATCCACATAAGGATTATTATGAGCATCTAATTGCCATAAGCCCAAGTAACCTAACAACCATTTCAGAGGTTTAGCACGTTTTCCCGTTCTTAAAAAATTGGTGAATGCTTTTGATAAATTGTCTTGGGTCAATATACCGCTGTGCAACTCGCAACTTAACTTAACGTGTAGCAGATAAACATCTTCTGATAACAATTGCTGAATATATTTTTGTGAACTCGCCAAACGCTTATCACAGACCCTCTGTTTGTGATCAAGATATAAATTTAATGTATCAGAATTATTCTCAAAATATAATTTAAAATCAAGGCTATGCATAGATGTTAAGAAAATACTGTTCATGGTCTTATTTTGGAGTTCATACCAATAATATCTTAAGTTATTAAAAGTTTGAGCATCTAAAAAATTTAGTGAATTATGCAAAATTAATGCATTTGTAGAAAAATTCAAATTTTCAAACATTGATAGTGCATTCAAACCAACATTTCGTTTTTTATCGTCTAGTGACAATTGATCCAGTAAGCTACTACGTTTCAACAGCGACAATAGCCGCTTACCAGTCAGACTCAAACATTTTCGAAGCTCTTTGTCAGTTAACGTCTGATCTGCTGGTAGTATAGGAATTAAAAAGGGTTGCTCGAAATTCTGCTGCAACATTGCAGCCATAATTTCAAAATCCAGTAAATATTGTTTTACTTCTTGATTAGCTACAAATTGCTCACTGTAATATAATTCAGCCAACTCTATGTATATCTTCATTTTTTTTGAAAAATGGCGAGTAGACCAAATTTTCTTTTCATCTGTTTGAGTGACTAATTGTTGAAATTTGAGCACTGGCTTAGAATTGGCTACAACAACATCCATAACTTGAGGTATAGCAGGAGTCAACGCGAACCAAGTAAAATTGATTTCGTAAGGCTGTTCATTCAGTTCACTGATACATTCCAACTTAATATAATCATCAACCAAATAAAAATAATTTAAAATCCAATACTTGAATTGCTCGATCTTTCCGAGATTCGCCTTACCTATATGTCCAACTGCCTTATTTGAAAAGTTTTTACGGACAACTTCATTCCAATTTCGTACCTGTATATAAAATTGATTCCTAAAGTTCAAATCAAACAGATCTTGAATCTGTTTAACCAAATCCTGCTCATCAAATTTAGGAGAATGCTTAAAAATAAGAATGCAATGCAAATTCACACCTAAATGAAAATCATGCTCAAATTTAGTGTCTGCACGAACAAAGTTGGGTAAGCTTTGTAAAATATTACCTACCAATTGGGTTTGTTGATAAATTAGATTGAAAAAATTATCGAAGTTATTAGCATCGCGATTTTGATAATGATTGATAAATCGGACATCAACACAAAGAACATACACACTGCCTAGTTGTTCAAGCAATTGATCAAAAGATACATACAATCTGCCTAAATGATCCAGTCTTTCTATTCTTTTTTCCCCTCTAGAGATGTAATCGCGCTCGTCTTGCTCTTGAATTTTAGATATACCATTAAAGCACTTTTCTTTGGGAAAACTGTCTACATTCCAATTTTTATCGATTGCAATGTTAACGTCATCAATTTGAAAAAATGACTGGTTAAATAAGTTCAGCTCGTCTAAATCTGTTGTTTCTGTCATCCGAAGTCGTTGCTGTAATTTTTTTATGATTTCTGAATTTATGTAGATTTCTTTAAAAATATTAAAATTATCACTAAATCGAACATTTGGTAATTTCATCATATTGCGATGAAAACGTAATGCACTGAAAGTTGCATGTACCTTATCAAGCTGCTTTTGATCATTATTTTTGACTGCCTCTTCATAGGTACTAAGGCTTGTTATCACGCGATTCAAGATGTTATCAACAAAAAATTCTATGTTTTTCAAAACATGTATTGACTCATTAAAAAATAAATCGCTTTCAAAATCTTCAGGTTTGCGCATTCTAGCGGATCGCTGAACACGCTGGTCTAAAATTTTAAAAATATCATTTTTTTTAATTTCTATTCTTTTCATTTTTAAATTAAATATCAGTTAAATTAAGTATTATCGTAAACAAATCAATTCCATATTTCTACTATTAATCACATTTATATAAACTATTAATTCATAATAAAAATACATATAATTTGTTAGAATTCAGATGAAAATGACTATTATTCCTATTTAATGAGTGTGAAATTTATCCATGACTTATTCTTTTTCTGAGAAAGTAATTTTACGAATAATGGAAAAATAAATTAGCTTAAGAAGTTTGAATAAATAAGAATCGAACTTAGATCAGCAGTTCGAGACATCAAATATAAGTAAAGTATAATTAAATTTATCTTAATAATAATTTTGATACATACGCTATGTTCAATAACATAGCGTTTCAATAAATTAGACGTTCAACCATTTCATAACCTGCTCCCCATACCACTCCATAATTTTCACCCGCTCATCCCAGTACTGTGCACGGTTATAGGCTGAGCGAATTCTGTTTTGAGGAACATGAGCAAGCTGGCGTTCAATGGCATCGGGATTAAATAGGTTTGACTCATTAAGGACCGTACTGAATAACGATCTAAAACCATGTGTTGTCATTCGACCTGCATAGCCTGACCGCTTAATCACAGCTAAGATCGATTCACTACGCATAGATTCTTTATTATTTAAACGATGTGGAAATAGCAGTTCCTGATTGTGAGTAAGTCTTAATGCATGAAGCTCTGCAATCATTCTGTCCGTCAATGGTACACGATGCGGAAGTCGATTCTTCATACGTTCTTCAGGAATATCCCACTTACGCCCTTCTAAATCAAACTCATCCCAACGAGCTTGTAGTAACTCACTTACTCGAACGCCTGTAAGCATAATTAGGACAATGGCATGGTGTGTTTGAGCATCAGCAGGATAAGCCTTAATACGTCTGAGAAACTCAGGCATTTCAGCGACAGATAAAGAGGCTAAGTTTTTAACCCTTTTATTCTTAAGGGCATAAACCAAATCACCAGCAGGATTATCGTAACGATAGCCATGAGCAATGGCATATTTCATCACCATCCCACAACGAGATAAAGTACGTTTGGCTACTTCAAGTGAGCCTCTCGCCTCAATCTTTTTTATGATCTGTAAAATTTCAGGTGCTTGAATCTGATTAATACGCTTATTTTCTAATGAAAGATACAATTCATCTAGAGATGCTCTGACATTGCTAATATGCTTCGGGGACCACGTTTCCTTCTGATTCTCAAACCAATTTTCAGCGACTTCTTTAAAGAAAGGCTTTATGTCCTCATGAAGTACTGATTTTGAATGTTTATACTTAAGTTCATAAGCCATTTCTCTAGCTTTTTTCAAACTAAGTTCTGGGTATGGTCCTAGTGACTCAGATTGACGCTGACCATGAACAGTGTAGCGGACATTCCAATATTTTTGACCTTTAGTCGTAATAATTAGCGATAAGCCATGTGAATCTGATAGACGATATTGCTTGTCTTTCGGTTGAGCTTTTCTACATTCTGCATCTGTGAGTGACATATCTTTAACCAGAATTTGTTGTGTTAATTTCTGGGTAAATTTTGCCAATTTTTACCCACACAAAGCAAAAATAGGGTCAAATCGCTTAGGACAGTATCGGACAATACAGCTAATAAAAAAGCCCTTAAACATTGAGTTTAAAGGCTTTTCTATATTCAGTCGAACCGCTCTGAATTAAATTTTGGTGGAGGTGGCGGGAGGAAAGCGTAGATTATAAATACATGTAATTTAACAATATAAATATAATTAAAAGTGTTATGTGTAACATCTGTGTCACCCTAAAAATATTTTCAGTTCAATTCCCTGTTTCTCTCTATAACTCAGCCCCATAAATATTAAGCAAAGTTGCATCAAGAGAATGTGTATAACACTCAGAATCTGGGAGAAAACTTTCTTCTTATAAAAAGCTTGGCTCAAAAATTTAGGTCATAAAAAAAAGAGGTTACAAAAGTTACAGATTTCAAGAATAGCTATTAACTATATGTTTTTAATAATTAAATATTCATTTTATAAAGGTAACATTTAGGTTACTTTTAAGTTACATGTAACCATTTAAAAAAGTTACAAATGTAACCTCATATCTATTTGTTTTTAATATTTTTATTAGATTTAACCCAATTCCTGTAACCTCATGTAACCCCATAAAGGTTACAACTTTTTATTTTATTATTCATGCACTTATATATTGTTTTTTATGGGCGTAACTTTTGTAACCCCATTTTTACTTCGACTTTTAAAATAGAAAAAGCTTTAAATAAAGTAATACGCATCTATACGCATCAAATTGCGTCACTGAGTAGCCATAGAATCGCCTCTAAGCCCTTTAAACCATAAGGGCTAGGGTTTCTATGCTGTTGCATCAAAAACGCGACATTTAGGAACTGCGCAGGCGGGAGAGGAGATTGCGTTTGGTCATGGGCCAAAGGTGAAATTCTTGGCTGTAGTGTTTTGAGAATTTGATGTTTGATGAATCTAAGAAGATGCCCACTGCCTACCATCACAGTTGATCATATTCTTCCAACACAGCAGGGATATAACATTCAAATTTCAGGCATAAAAAAAGCTGACCAATGATAGCCAGCTTAGATATAAACAATTGAATTAAAACATTATTACCACATTATTCATGTGCATTATTTAGTAAAATATGGGTGACTATTCACGTCGCGTTTGTAGATAAAAGCTCGTACTGTTTGAACTTAATCACTTCATAGCCCAGTCTTTCATTGATCTGTTTCAATAGGTTTTGATAGTAAATAATTTCATTGTAGTAAAAGACTTTTGCGGCCTTTTCAACATCACCAAAGCCACCAGCATTTTGTGGTACCACGCCAATCAATTGAGGCGGGATGCGATGCCCTGCCAACTGGTCATCTCGACTGGCAATTTTAATATTATAAAACTCATCTTTAGCCGCGACCTCTGCCAGTGGTATGACATTCACCCCTTTTTCTTTTCCCCCTGGTGTATAGAGCAATAAATTTTTAAAGTTCCCTGCTCCCTTTGAATTCTCAAGTGCATCCTCAAGCTCAGTGACATCTGCCTGAGTATGCATGGCATCTGTGATATGAAGAATGAATCCAGCATGTGCACCATTTTTATAATAACGTCGACGGAACAACGTCGCGGATTCATTGAGAAGAATCGCATTGATGCTGCTCAAGTAATTCGGGATGCCATATACCTCCTGCCCAATGTCGGATTCAAATAAATGAATCATGTCCTGTGGCTGAAATACATGATTGTGGGTTTGATCATAATCCAGTTGATAATAACTGGATAAGTCTAAACCTCTCCGCATGTTTAAGGCAGGACGAGATCCAAGCCCAATAATCCCACCAAAGCGATTTCTTTTGATATTCGCATAGCAATTTGCAAAGGTTAAAAGATTCAGTGCCAATGCATTGAAGTCATGCCGACTTAACAATGGATGAGGAATAAAATCACTGGTTAGGATGTTACGTTTCACTATCAAGGCACTGGTGTGATGACTGGTGGCTCTGAACAATTTAGCAGTGGCCAGCATGTCATAAGGCAATTCATACCAGTCCTGCCATTTCGGGCAATAACCGTACTCAAACAAGGTATGGCCATCAAGGACAGGTTCAGGCTGGCCAAAGTTGCTACAGACGATGGATTTTTTACTTGGGGCTTCAATTGGAGCAGCTGCAGTTGAGCTGAATCGTTGCAAAGCTTTAGGGACTAAACTTTTTAAGTTCATGATTTGAATACTCGAATTCGGCTACGTTGTACGCCTTGTTGTGATGGGTCAATAGTGTCGACAATTGGAGCGTTCTCTAATCCATTCATGATTGCCCAAGCCATATCACCATGACCGTTTTCTGCTGACCGGGTCGTGATCAATGTTTTGTTGCCACCACCGCTTGTTAATGCTTTTTTGACTGAAAGGAATGCTTTGGCCACCGTGGTGAGACCAGCATCAAAATGCAAACGTCTTTTTTGAAACAGCTCTTTCGCTCGTAATCCCATGCGGATTTTGAGTTCAGGGTTATAATTCAGCCGGGTTAATGCTGGGAAAAACTTTGCCACGTGCTCGGCCACGGCAATACCATTACCTGTGTTATCAATACCGATAAACATGACGTTATAGCGCCCACAAACTTTTTTGATATACAGCGCTTGCTCTTGAGCACTTAGGCCTTTGAACTGTTTCACCTCTAAGATTCGATAGGGTTCAAGCGGAGTACGTGGTGGAGCAATAACGGCTAGCGCTGCATTGTCCCCTGTAAAAGATGGGTCATAGCCTAACCAAACCTCTCCTTGATAATGTGGAGTCTCATTCGGCTTAAAGTCTTTCCACACTTGCCATGAATCCACCATATTTGGCGTGATGATTTTGAGAGGAAAATATGAGCCTGAATCGTCAATAAACTCACAATCATATAGGTTTGAAAACTCATCATCACCATATTGATTAAGTAGCTTTTGACGATCAAATAAATCACAGCCTTTGTCTTCAGCATCCGACAACGTCACAATTTGGCGGGTCTTTCCGTCCGCACATTTCACTGGCATTTTGAGTGCAGCTTTACTGACATCAATTTCAATAGGCAGCTTTCTACCGCTATCCGTACCTGTCCAGAATTTATAGGCTTCATGCAAAATACTGGATGGCGTGGACATATAAATTTCTTTATACATTTTCTGTGATGCCATCGCGCTGGCCACTTTTTTGAACTGTAAAAATTTACGAATCCAAAAAAATTCATCCATGATTACATCGCCATGACGGCCTTGCGCAGTCAGTGCATTGGTTCCCAAATAGTAAACCGTCGCTTGCTTAACTGGACCGTTAATCACAATTGGATCACCAGTCAATTCAATCCCACAAACTTCAAGTACAAAGGCTTTGATGTATTCAATGAACTGGTAGGCCTGCGCCTTAGATGCCGACATGAAAATTTTATTCTTGCCAGTTTTGAGCAAGTCAATTAAAGCCCAAAGCGCAATAATATGGGTCGCACCAATCTGACGCGATTTAAGCAAGATGAAGATGTCACTTTCCTCAATCGCCTGCATCCACTCTTGTTGGTAAAGAAATAAGAAATCCTCAAAGGCTTGCTCGAGCAGCTTGAGATCATCATCGGTGAGCTGATTTTTAAGTTTTCGTTTTTTGGGTTTATCGTTACGGTTTTCTAGTTTTGGATTGAGATCGGCTTGATTACCGCCCTCACGATAGCGCTCTATTCTCGCCCAACGTTCAAACTGACTACCAATAAAATCCATTTCTTTGTAATTCGCATTGCTCTTACCATCCATGAAAGTCAAAGCCATATAGCGAACTTTTAGGCCTAAAGTCACATCATCAAATAAGTCCGCCTTTTCCCAACCGTCGCGCTGTTTCCAACTTTCAACGGTCGAGCGATTCTCATCAAGGTGCTTTGAAATTTCAGATACAGACATCCCCATAGCAAACAGGATTCGTCCATGTTGCCGAGGATTTAATTGATCAAAAGTAATGGGTGAGGTCGTATTCATGTGCCTAATGTAGCCTTTCGACCACAAAAGCTATGAATCAAAAAATCCTGATTAAGGCTTATTCAGGATTGGACTAATTGCGAGCAAGTTTATTAGTCAGCAGACTGCATCTATCAGAAACATAGATGGAAATTTATATGGGACTTGCAGGTGAAGGACGTGTAGAAAAACGCTTTCGTGTCGCTCTTGAAGGTCAAACAGTCGATGGACGAGAACTCACTGGACAAGAAATTCAGGAAATGGGTGAAAGCTACAGTCTGGAAAAATATGGTGCACGAATCAACCTTGAGCATTATTCAGGATGGTCACCCGAACCACCCTTTAATGCCTATGGCGACGTCATCAAAGTTGAAGCCGTACTAGAGAATGGCAAATGGTGTCTCTATAACACGATTTCAGCCCTGCCGAGTTTTGTGGCCATGAATAAAAAAGGTCAGAAAATTTATCCATCGATTGAGTTCTATCGCAACTTTGCGGGGACTGGCAAGGCCTATCAATCGGGTCTTGGTTTAACAGATACCCCTGCTTCGCTTGGTACTGAACCCATTAAATTTTCAGCTAATCAATTTGCCTTATGCACTCAACCCAACGCGGAGATTTTTATGTCCATGACAGCTTCAACTGATCAAGACAATTCAGTTCCAAATGATCCGAAAGGCCTACTCGAAAATATCAAAAATTTGCTTTCATTGGGTCAACCAAAACCCTCGGCTCAGCCTGATGAATTTCAAGCGGTAATGACTCAAGGTGTAGTGGCTGCTTTAAACGGTATTAAAGACCTGAATGAAAAGTTCAGCAAATTAACGGCTCCACCTGCTGCACCCGTTCAACAATCCACCATGCCAACTGCTCCAGTTGAACAATCTGTGCTTGGTGCAAATACCGTACAAGACCAACTCACCCAAGCATTAGGACCGATTCTTCAGTCGATTCAAGGTATGCAAACGCAGATTACTCAGCTCTCAACCACTGCTGTGAATCTACCTCCCGCTGCAAGCGGTGGTGATACCGACCAAGTTTCATACTAATTCAATCATTTAGGAAATAATCAATTATGGCAGTCGTTCTCAGTCCAGTTGCACGGACAAAACTTACCTCTTATATCGCAGACATTGCACGTGCCAATAATGTTGAAGATGCACGTCATACCTTTGCGGTTCAGCCCGTTCCTGAACAAAAAATTATTGCGGCATATCAAGAAGCAGCGGACTTCTTAAAACAAATTAACGTATTCCCTGTTGATAATGCCAAAGGCGAAAAAATCGGTCTGCAAATTGGGATACGCATTGCAGGTACCACGGATACGCGAGTCAAACCGCGCAATCCAGTTCCAGTTGGAAATCTAGATTTACTGGATGAGTATGACTGTACCCAAACTAACTATGACGTGGCTTATTACTGGTCATTGTTAAATGCGTGGAAACATCATCCGAATTTCAAATCAATGCTTCAATCGATGGTCATCGTTGCCATTGCACTCGACAAATTATGTATTGGTTTTAATGGTCTTTACCGAGCTGCGTCATCTGACCGCGTAGCTAATCCAATGTTGCAAGACGTGAAAAAAGGTTGGCTACAAAAAATTCGTGACCTTGCCCCTGAGCAACATTATGAAGGCAAGGACGATGGTACGGGCAAATTGGTCACTGCGATCGGTGCAACGCATGAGTTCAAAACTGTCGATGGCTTAGTGGAGTTTGCCGTTGAAGAATATATTGCTGAACAACACCGTGAAAGTGGTCTGATTGCCATTTGTGGCCGTGGCATCTTGAGTGACAAATATCTGCCTTTGTTAAATACCATTCAAGATCCAACCGAGCAACTGGCAGCGCGAACCATCTATGCCAATAAACAGCTTGGCACTTTACCTGCAATGCATGTGCCTAGTTTCCCTGCGAAAACAATCCTCATCACGACACCGAAAAACCTTTCAATCTACCTGCAATCAGGCACTTTGAATCGTTCTATCGTCGAGCAACCTGAATGGGATCGCGCGGTTGACTTCCAATCTGTGAATGAAGACTTTGTGGTCGAAGACTACAGCAAATGCGTCCTCATCGAAAACATTGAGGTAACAGCCTAATGTCAAATTCAATGCGTCAAGATCGTGAAAAAAAATTAGCTGAAAAGCGTTTAAAAATGGCGCTCAGTGCTGATCCTCGTTTGTTAAAAAAACGAATGATCATGGGCTATGATCCTGGTTCACCTGAAGGCGACCAATCAGTAAATGTAACATTACCTGAATCACCTACTGCAAATATTGATCTTCGCTTATTCAATCATTTGAATCAGTTGAAAGACAATAAATCGGTGCAAGACAAAATCGAGCTGAAAAAGCAATGGTTACCTGAATATTATGGCTATATCGAGGGCTGCCTCGCTATTTCACCTTCGGCTCAAAACACCTCACTGGTGACCTTAATGATTTGGGCAGTCGATGCGGGGCAATATGAATTAGCCGTCCGTATTGCTGAGTATGCTTTGCTAAATGACATGGTGATGCCCGAAGGTCATAGCCGTGGAATTGCAGAATTTGTTACTGAGCAATGTGCCAATGATTTTAATGACGATATTGACCTCGCCATTGAAAATGCGGAAGTGATTCAGCGAATCATTGATCTTGGCGTCGGAGAACAGATGGTCGATCAAGTTCGCGCCAAAATTTTCCGTTCATTAGGTGATGCTCTTAACGAAGCTCAACCTGTGGAAGCCCTAAATGCTTATAAAAATGCGTTGCGACTCAACAGTAAAGTCGGCTGTAAAAAAGAAGTTACAGCACTGGAAAAACTGTTGAACAAGCAATTAACCGAGTCGTCTCCCGACGCCACTGTCGGCTCGCAGGCAGATTCAACGACTGTTTCGGCAGCTGCTGAGTCTGATCCTGCGTCCACCGACTCTACGCCTACGGAGTAAAGATCATGCTGCTAAATGAATCCGTTTCTGAACAGGTGGTGCAAAACCCTGAAGCTGACCGTCCAAACGTCAGTATCACAGACTTGCTCGGAACGGTTCGTTTAGACAAGTCCAAAGGTCAGGATCTGCTTGCTGAAAAAATCACACTGGCAATGGACATGATCAATGATCAAGTCCTGTTGCTAAAAATTGAGACTGAAGCGCAGATCCGCAAATACAAACGTGCTGTTTGCTATGAAGCAGCAGCACTGATTTGTGAAGACAATTTGGATTTTGATACCACCACGACAGGTCAATCGCGCGGTGAAAACCAACAAGCAAAAACGCAGTCATTACGTCGAGTGGTCAACCACACGATCGCTGACTTAACCAACCAAAAACGCAATCGGATCAAACTGGTATGAATACAGTTTATGCCATCCAAGGGGACACGCTTGATTCAATTGCTACCCGTTATTTTCCGAATAACCCGGTTCAGGTTTTAGCAGACTTGATTGAATTAAATCCAACACTTGAAAGCGTCATTTTGATTGAGCACCAAGCTGTGGTTTTACCTGAAGCGATAACAACATCTACCACCCAAACACTTAAATTATGGGATTAAGTTATGTTAGAGCGCATAACAGCCCCGAAGGGGAAATCAATGAATGATCCGATTTCAATTAAAGGATTACCGTGGTTATTAAAAATTGCTGCTGCCATTTTAGGTGCGATTTTGGCACTGATTTTAAGTGGGGACATCGATACAGAAGGTCGAATTAAGATCACCGTAGGTGTGATTTTAAAATTCACAATCAGTGTGGCCATTAGTTTGTATGGTGGCTCAGCGTTTATTGAATATTACCAACTCACCTCTTACTCGCTGATGTCGCAAGGCTTTGTCATGCTGATTTTTGCTGTATTTGGCATGTTGATGATTGGGATTTGGTATCAATCTTTACAGTTGTGGAAAGGCAAAACAGTCAGTGAAATTATCGCTGAAGTGAAAGCAGCCTTTTCAGCACTATTCAAATAAGGATCTCAAAATATGAGTCTTACTTTTGATACAGCATTCGATCGCTTGATTGGCCATGAAGGTAAATTTACAGACGATCCCAAAGATCGCGGTAACTGGACAACAGGTGTGATTGGTAAAGGTCAATGTAAAGGGACTAAGTACGGCATTTCAGCCATGACTTATCCTGATTTAGACATCCGAAACTTAACCCTAGATCAAGCCAAAGCCATTTATAAGCGTGATTGGTGGGATCGCATTAATGCCGATGACCTTCATTCTGCAATCGTGTTTCAGGTTTGGGATTTTGCTGTGAATGCAGGCATGGGAACGGCTAAGCGTAAACTGCAAAAAGCGGTCAATGTAGCCGAAGATGGGATCATTGGTCCGATGACCATTAAAGCCATCAAAAAAGCAGATCTCAATGATGTTTTGTTGAAATTCAATGCTTCAAAACTCAAGCACTACACCAGTTTAAGCACATGGCAACGCTATGGCAAAGGCTGGACAAATCGCACCGCTGATCAGCTTCTTTATGCAGCATTGGACAATTAAAGTATGAAGGCTTTAATTCCCTTGAAATCATTTCTTGCAGAAAAACTGCCTGAAATGAGCCAAGACAAATGCCATTTACTCATCGTAAATGGCAACCAAGCTCAAGGCTATATGGAATATACAGTACGGATTTTATTATTGGATTATCGCGGTGATCCAGTTGAAGTCCTGATGTTAGTGCGTCATTGGCTGCAGTCTAAAAAGCTGCATTTGGATGCGGCAAAAAAGGACATTCAAATTTCGTTTAGCAGCGAAATTATTGATACCAATACCTTTGACCTTGAAATTGATTTTCCACAACGTGACAAAATTGTTTCGGGTGAAAATGGGTACCATGTTTGCCCCGAAATGGTCTGGAGTGATGACCAGGATAAATTTGTCCCTGCAGGAACTGAATAAGTGGATGCGATCGTTGGCTTAAACCATTGGCTTGACCAAATTGCCCTGCGTTTAGAACCAGGACAACGACGAGAGTTAATGCGTAGACTGGCTCAGGGTTTAAGAGTTCGGCATCGTGATCGAATCAAGCAGCAGCGTGATCCCGATGGCTATCGATTTATTCCACGCAAGCGCAATCAGATCGGTCGGATTAAGCGTCAAGGTGCGCTGTTTCAAAACATTGGCAAGCAACTTAAAACGGAATATTCATCTGACCATGCTGCAGTTGGTTTTGGTGGACGTACCGCATTTGTGGCCAAAGTTCACCAAGAGGGTGAAAATATTAAGCCGAGTAAGTTTGCCAAGGCGACACAATACCCGATACGAAGATTGGTCGGTTTCAGTAAAGATGATGAAAATTGGATTCAATCAGAAATACAAAAATTCTTATTAATATGATCGAACTTAGATGTAAATGCGGAAAATTACTGGGTCGCATTGAAAAAATTACAGTAAAAATTGAAATCAAATGCCCTCGTTGTCGAGCGGTCAATCATTGGAACGCCTAGAGCGTCAGGTTAGATAGCCTAGAGCTACCAACGGAGATGACTTATGTCCCCGAAAACTAACCCGAGTACTTCAACAAAACCAACTTATAACGCTTCAGGTCGTTCATTTTCAGGCTGGTTAGGTGGTAAATCACAACTGGCACGTACCATCATTGATATGATGCCTGAGCATAAACATTATTGTGAAGTGTTCGGTGGTGCTGGATGGGTGCTCTTTAAAAAATCGGCATCAACACTGGAAACCATTAATGATGTGAATGGCGACCTGATCAATCTGTATCGTGTCTTTAAATATCATCCTGATGCACTCGAAAAAGAGTTTGAAACTCAATTGATTAGTCGAGAAGAGTTTGAACGATTGAAGGCTGAAAATACTAAATCCTTAACCGATATTCAGCGTGCAGCGCGTTTCTATTACCTGTTGCGCACTTGCTTTGGTGCAAAGGCAACTGGGCAAAACTTCTTTTCTCATTCAGACCGAAAACCATTATTAAAATTAGGTGATGAACTTAAAGCAGTCCTTTCAGCCACTCATAAGCGCCTTCAAAAGGTCAACATTGAGAACCGCAATTTTGATGTCATCATCAATAAAATGGATCGCCCTGATACTTTATTTTATTTAGATCCACCTTATTACGACTGTGAAAATTACTATGGAGAGGATATTTTCAACCGCGCTGACTTCGAAACATTGCGGGATTTACTCAAAAACATTCAAGGTAAATTTATTCTGAGCTTGAATGATGTCCCTGCTGTACGTGAACTATTTGAAGGCTTTTTCTTTCATACCAAACAAATACGCTGGTCATTAAACTGTAATTCTCAAGATGAAAATAACGGTAAAGAACTTATTATTACCAATTTTGAAATTCCTGAATAAGCGTTAATCAGGACACAGCTCCTCGCACTTTAAAACTAAATTGCCCATGATTTCGGTCATGGGCAATTTACGTTTATATGAGCATGAATAATCAACTTTTACGCCAGTTTCAGAATCTCGCTTGCATCGGTACAGTCATTGCCGTCGATGCATCTGCATGGAAAATGCGCCTAAAAATTGATGAAAATGAAACGGATTGGATTCCCATTCCAACGATGGCTGCAGGCATCGTCAAAATTTGGCGATGCCCATCGTTAGGAGAGCAATTTTCCGTATCAGCACAAGGCGGTGAGCTCACCAGTGCGGTACCACAAATCAGCCTTTTCTCTGAAACATTCCCACCTCCGAGTACAGATCCCAATGAAGTATTTGTACAAATCGGTGAGTATTTTTTTAAGGTCAATATCACTTCAGGCGAAGCTGTTTTCAAACTGAGTAAATGCATTTTTGATGTGCCTGAAACAGTCTTTACTGGAACTGTTCATGCTGAAAAAGCTATTTCGTCAGATGTCGATGTCAAAGCTAAAACCATTAGTGTAGTTGGACATAAACATCTCAAAGTACAAAGCGGAAATAGCGTATCAGGAGAGCCTCAACCATGAAAGGTATGTCTCGTCATACAGGCAGAGCGATTTCAGATGATGGCCAGCTCCCTGCTCATTTACAGCAATCTTTGCATGATCTTTTAACCACCTTGATTGGTACACGTTTGTGCCGTCGAAATTATGGCTCACTGGTACCTGACCTGATTGACCAGCCCTGCAATGACTTTACCAAACTTAAAATCATGAATGCTTCAGCAACAGCGGTCATTCGTTTTGAACCACGTATCAAAATCAAGCAAGTTCAGGTTTCAAGCACAGATCAAGCCAGTGCTTGGGACATTACCATCATTGGAAATTACATCAGCCAATACCGTGAACAAGCATTTTCTCAGGCTTTTACTATTGGAGCTGCTGCATGAGTTCTCTCAATCGCGTCGATCTTTCGTCACTCCCTTTTCCAAACGTCCTCGAGCAGCTCGATTTTGAGGATGAACTTCAGCAGTGTAAAAATGATATTTTGGCGCGTGATCCTGAGCTTGCTGAGGCACTTAATTTTGAAAGTGAACCGATTGTTAAGGTGCTCGAAACATTCGCCTATCGCCTTTTACTTAAAACTGGCCAAATCAATGCTAAATCCAAAGCGCTCATGCTGGCCTACGCAACAGGATCGGATTTAGATCATTTAGCTGCGAACCGAGATGTCTATCGAAAAATAATTATCCCTGCGCAACCCAATGCAAATCCCCCTATTGATGCAGTGATGGAATCTGACGAGGATCTACGTCGTCGGACACATTTACAGCCTGAAAGCATGTCGGCTGGATCAAATGGAGCGTATCAATTTTGGGGACTCAGTGCGCATGGCCATGTTAAAGATATCTCCGTCGAAACGCCACAAGAAGGTCATGTCAACATTTGGGTTCAAAGCCATATTGATGAGGTTGCACCCCAAACCTTACTGGATGCGGTAGACAAATCGCTTGATCCTGATACGCGTCGTCCCTTTACAGATGAAGTCGATATCAAAGCAGCCACACCACATGAATGGCAATTGAACGCGACCTTGGTGCTTTTCCCTGGTCCTGATTCTGCCGTGGTTAAAACAGCTGCTGAAGCGGATGCTCAAGCGTATATTGAAACAATTTCTTCACTTGGTTATGACGTTGCCCGCAGCGGACTGTTTCATGCATTGCATCAAGGTGGTGTTCAAAATGTCCTTCTGAATAGTCCAGCTGCAGATATTATTTTGCCGAAGAATAAATATTCAAAATGCACAGAGGTCACAATCAATATTGTGGAGTTCCGCGATGTCTAAACTATTGCCTCCCAATGCAACCAAACTTGAAAAAAACATAGAGCAGCTTGGTGAAAAGATTTCCAACCTTCCAGTGCCTTTTGTCGATTTACATCGTATTGATCGTTGTCCTGTTGCTCATTTACCGTGGCTTGCATGGCAACACCGCGTCGAATATTGGTTACCTGAATGGAGTGAGCAAGAAAAGCGAAATGCGATCCAACAAAGCCAATCCTTTAATGCGCAGCGCGGAACACGATCGTCAATTAAAAGCCTGCTCGGTACCGTAGTCACGTTTTTCCAAATCAAAGCATGGTACGAATTTACCCCCAAGCACCAACCTTTTTCATTCGTGGTGATTATCGACCCACTCCATCTACTCAGTATTGATCAACTTTTACAAGTACAAACCGCAATTGAGGCAACCAAATCTGCGCGGGATAACTATTCCATTTCTGCCCATGTTCAGTCCGAAGGCTATTTATGGCTGGGTGGTGCATGCGTCACGGGTGAAACGGTTTATATGGAAGCAATTTAGGAAAACATATGCCCTCTAAATATTATTTGACCTTGACCAATTATGGCTCGGATCTCATTGCCCAAGCGCATGAGTCGACCCCACTCAATTTAAAAAACTTAGTGATTGGCGATGCCAATGGCGTCCCCTATGACCCATTGACTGCAATTGACCGTACGCATTTGGTCAATCAAAAAGCCAGCGTCCTTATTCAAAATCTAGAAAAAGTTGAAAATGTTGTTCGTGTCACCGCCACTGTTGGGGCGAACATTGGGGGCTTTAATATCCATGAAATTGGACTGACAGATGAAACTGGCCAGTTAGTGTACATTGGCAATTACCATGGTGGCTATAAGTCTCTTTTTGAAGATGGTGCAGGCGGTGAACTTTCATTTTCAATCGACATCAAAGGCGAAGCTGCCAACAAGATTAATTTGACTATCGATCCCAATATTATTACTGCAACCCAAGCATGGGTAGCACGTAACTATGTCAAAGTCATAGATGTAATCGACAATTTAACGAGTGAAGATGCTGATAAACCCGTCTCTGCCAAGCAGGCTAAACATCTACAAGACCACAAGTTAGATAAAGATGAAAATGCTGTCAGTGCATCCAAATTAGAAACAGCCCGCATGATCAATGGCATTGAATTTGATGGAACACAAGACATTAACTTGCCCACATTAGGAACAAGGTCACCCGTTGATGTCACCGCTCTTCGTGCTTTAAATACGGTATATACCAACACTGATCCTACACCAAGATTTGTCTTCATCTTTGGTGGCCGCTCCAACAGTGCTCGTAACGAGATCATTGTAGATGGCGTCATCGTATCTGAAATCCAAGCAGCAAATAATTACTACGACTCTTCCACTATGGTTGGCGTCGTGAACCCGGGTAAAGAATATGAAGTTACAGGATCAGACATTTCGAGATGGGTGGAGCAATGAGAAATTTTTTTAAAAAAGATGGACGAATATATGAATTTGAGCCTGATGGTTCTCAAGATCATTTAATCACAGATGGGATGATTAGATTAAATGAAGATGAGGTTTTCCTGCATTTGAATCCCGTGCTTACGCAAGCTGAAAAACGATTACAAATGCCGTTTCTCAAGCCCGCTGACTTTGAAATTAAACTGTATCAGGCGGGCAAGTATGAATTAGTTAAGGACTACATCGATACTCGTGCCAGTCTACCCGTTCAAATTGCGTATAACAGAGCCACTTATTACAACCGAACCGACCCTTTTATCTTGGTGATTATGAATGATTTAAACATTACAGATGATGAAATGGACGCAATATGGGAGTCAGAATTAAAATTCTAAAATCCTGATTAAAGCTTATTCAGGATTGCCTTCATAGCAAAAGATAGCCCTTCAATTCATGATGATTTCAAAAGTAATTCAACTTTTATGGAGTCATCATGACAGAGTTTCACCACGGTATTACAGCGCGAGAATCCGCTGCTGGAAAAATTCCAATTCGCAATTCTGATACCAATATTATGGCGATGGTTGCCTATGCGGATGATGCAGATGAAGACGCATTTCCGCTCAATACCCCCGTACTGGTTACCTCGGTCAACCGTGTTTTACCCAAAGCCGGTGCAATGGGAAATTTACGAAAAAACCTAGAAATCATTAGCGCAATAACCTCTCCAACCTTGGTCGTGATTCGTATTGCTGATCCATATGCAGAGGGTGAATTTGATCAATCAGTCGTGATTGGTACTACCGCAGACAATGGCCAACGTACTGGCTTACAAGCCTTGCTCACCGTCAAATCACAATTAGGCATCACACCGAAGATTATTTGTGTTTCTGATACTGAAACCATCGATGTTGCAAACGCCTTAGGTGCAATCTGTAAAAAATTACGCGCTTATTCTTATATCACTCCGCGTGATGCTGATGGCGTGGTTTTTGAAGATCCTGAAGATGTGGTGAATTTCCGAAATATGTTGGCATTTCGAGAAATTGAATTGATCTGGCCTGAATGGACCAGTGGCAATGTACTGCTTGGGGAGGATACAAATACGGTCTTAAGTCCGACAAAGATTTATATTCAGCAAACGGATATTGATGGCGGAAATTTGACCTACGACCTCTATATTCAAGGCAATAAAATCGAGAGTAACGAATTCGTCAACACAATGGGGCAAGCTGACTCCCGTGCCGTCTTTTTTGATCTCGTTAAAAAAATTGTAGCCAATTACATACCGCCTATTCGTGTTGTTGATGCTGGCGGTGGTATCGGGCACTTTCAAGCTGTAGCTAACTACGTGACTGGTGGAAACGGTTTATCAGCACATGGCCTCATTCGAATTGTCTTAAAACGTAACTCCCAACAAGAACAAGACATATTCCCTCTGTTTATTGACCAAGACACAGGCCTTCCACTCGCTAGTCCTGTGGAACTTGTTTCACTTGGCGAGTCTATGTTCCCAGGATTTTAATTATGGCTCTTAAATACGGACCAGGCATTTTAACCGCTGCCGTTGTTGCTGCAGCGCTACGTGCAGAAACTGACAAAAAAGTCGGTTGGCATAAATCGCTTTCAAATATTCCAGTCGTCGGTCCGACTGGCATTAGTCAGCCGATTACATGGGATCTTGAAGATCCCGATACCGATGCGGGCTATCTCAACAGTAAAGATATCACCACCATGATTTTGCATGATGGTGCTCGTTTTTGGGGTAACCGCAATTGTTCTGACGATCCACGCTTTGCTTTTGAAGTGGCGACCCGAACTGCACAGTTCTTGTTAGACACCATCATTAATGGCTGTTTTCCATTTGTCGACCAACCGCTTACGCCTTTCTTGGCCAAAGACATTATTGATTCGATCAATGCCAAATTGACCGAGCATGTCAATGCCAAGCGCCTGCTTGGGGCTTCTGTTTGGTATGACCCTGCTGAAAATACTATTGAAAACTTATCGCAAGGTTTGATGTGGATTGACTACGACTACACCCCCGTTCCAACACTGGAAAACTTAGGTCTCAATCAACGCATTACCGACCGTTATTTGGTCAACTTTGATCAACTCATCAATAACGCGGCATAACGTATAGGAGCTGGATGCAATGCTTCCACGTACTTTGAAAAATTTTAATGTGTTCGTAGATACACATTCATGGGCAGGTGTCGCAGAAAGCGTCACCATTCCCAAAATCACCAAGAAAACCGAGGACTTTCGTGGCGCAGGCATGATTGGTGATGTGGCACTGTCAATGGGCTATGAAAAGCTTGAAGGTGAAGTGGTTTATGCAGGCTTTGATATAAAACAGTACCGCCAGTTAGGTGTCTGTGGCACATCGGATCTGCCTGTCCGTTTTGTTGGAATGTATGAACGTCAGGACAATTGCACATCGCAAATTGTAGAAATTTATACCCGTGGCCAAGCGATTGAACTTGATCCTGGTGATTCCAAAAATGGCGAAAAGACAGAAATCAAAATGTCTTACAACTATACCTATTACCGCATGGAAGTGGATGGTGTAGTCGAAGTCGAACTGGATTTCATTAATGGTACTGAACGTTTCGGTGAAACGGATGTAGCCAAAAGCATCAAAGAATTGCTTGGTCTATAAGACCAGGCATTCCCTCTCCCTAATATTTCTAATGAGCATATGACATGACCCCTGAAGCACAACAACAAAACCAAGACACGATTCTAGACCCGAACCTCCGCACCATCACTTTTGACGAAGGCTTTAAGCGCGGTGAACAGACCGTTACTGAAATCGTGATCCGTAAACCCAAAACCCGTGCCCTTCGTGGACTCACATTGGTGAACGTGTTGCAACTCGATGTCGACACTTTGGCAAAACTGGCTCCACGTATTACCACACCGACCATGACTGAAAATGACGTTTATGAACTGGCACCTTCGGATCTCACCAAGTTGTCAAAGGAAGTGATCGGTTTTTTTGTGAAGGCCGAGGACGAAGACTTCCAATAAGTACCGATGAAGTCATTGCAGATTTAGCCGTGGTGTTCCATTGGACACCCGACGTCTGTGATGACTATGAACTGAATGAATTGATGGAATGGCATGAACGTGCGCGGGCACGTTGGGAAACAGAGAGCAAATGAGTCAAATTAGCCTAAAAGCCATGTTAGAACTGGTGGACAAAGCCACTGCCCCACTTAAAGACATCATGGGTTCAAGTGAAAAGACCTCTGATGCTTTGCGCACCCAACGTGAAGAATTAAAGAAATTGAGCAAGTCTCAATCTGATATTACCTCTTTCCGTCGTTTATCCAGCGCGCTTAAAGGTACTCAAAAGGACTTAGAATCGGCACAGCAGACCGTTGCCCAACTTGCCCAAGAACATGCCAATGTTGCTAAACCGACTCGGGCAATGACCAAAGAATTTGAGAAAGCCAAACAAACGGTTAAAGATTTAAAACAGGCAGAGCAAGATCAGCTTCGGCAATTGCAAATGCTTCGTACAGGCTTAAATCAAGCAGGTATCAGTACCAAATCCCTGAGTCGTGATGAACGTGACTTAAAGGCCAAAGTGGATACAGCGACCCAAGCTTTACAGCGCAAAAAAACTCAACTCGATGAACAGGTGGCCAGTCAAAAACGGCTCAACGACCTCGTTCGGCAACATAAAAATGCACAGGACTTGATTGGCAAAGTCTCTGATACTGGAGTACGTGCAGGTGCAGCAGCTGCAGTCGGTGCGGGTGCTTTAGGTGTCCCAATCAAAGCTTTTGCTGAAGCAGAAGATGCAGCGACGACTTTAAAAGTCTCCATGATGCAATCGAATGGCCAAGTGGCCAATGAATTTACAGCCATCAATGAACTGGCCAATAAGTTAGGCACACAGCTTCCTGGTACAACAGCAGACTTCCAATTAATGATGGCTAAGCTCGTCCAGCAAGGTATCAGCTATAAAGCCATTCTTGGCGGTGTAGGTCAGGCTGCGGGCTATTTGGCCGTACAACTTAAAATGCCTTTTGAAGATGCTGCTGAGTTTGCAGCAAAAATGCAGGATGCCACCAAAACCTCAGAAAAAGACATGCTCAGTTTAATGGATACGATTCAGCGATCGTATTACTTGGGTGTCGACTCCACCAACATGCTACAAGGTTTTTCCAAGCTATCGGCAGGGATGAAAACCATTAAAGCCGAGGGCTTAGAAGGCGCTCAGGCGATGGCTCCCCTCTTGGTCATGGCAGATCAAGCAGCAATGGCGGGTGAATCTGCAGGTAACGCCTACAGTAAGATTTTTGCATCGATGATGGACAGTAAAGGCATTAAAAAGGCCTTGAAAGGTTCAGGTATGGCCATGAACTTTACCAATGGTAAAGGTGAGTTCGGTGGACTGGACAATATGTTCAAGCAGCTTGAAAAGCTCAAAGGCCTTTCAACCGAAGCACGTTTACCGATCTTGTCGGATATGTTCGGCAATGATGCAGAAACTATCCAAGCCTTGAACCTACTGATCGACAAAGGCAAAGCGGGCTATAACGAAACCTTAGCAAAAATGAATGCTCAAGCCGACCTGCAGAAACGTGTTAATGAGCAGCTCGGTACGTTAAAAAATCTATGGGATGCAGCTTCAGGAACATTCACCAGTGCCATGACGAACTTCGGTGCTGCGATCGCCCCTGAGTTAAAACAAGTCGTCACGGGCTTAACGGATATGACTGAAAAACTGGGAGCCTGGTCTAAAGAAAATCCTCAATTGTCGAATGCCATCATGAAGACCATTGCCATTATCGTGATTCTGCTCGCAGCGTTTAGTGCCCTATCGCTTGCACTGGTGACCATACTCGGTCCAATGGCTTTACTACGTCTGACGTTTGGCGTACTTGGAACCAAAGGCTTCGGTTTGATTAATATCATCAAGCTGATTGGATCTGCCTTTATGTGGCTCGGTAAAGGCATCTTTTTTGTCGGTCGCTTAATGATGGCCAACCCATTATTTTTAGCGATCGGACTTTTGGCCACGGCAGCCTATTTGATTTACCGCAATTGGGGTTCGATCAAACAATTCTTTGCGGACATTTGGAATTCGATTGGTACGTCGGGCATGACGACCACACAAAAGATTGTTTTATTTTTTCAGCTTGCCCTTCAAAAAATTACCACCTTCATTTTGAACTGGTCTCCGATCGGACTGTTTTATCGCGCTTTTGCTGCGGTGATGAATTACTTTGGGGTGCAATTGCCAAGTACATTCACAGGCTTTGGCCAAATGCTCATGCGAGGACTGGCCAACGGGATCAGTAACGGCATTGCGGGTGTGATTGGTAAAGCCAAAGCTGCTGCAGCTCAAGTCACCAATACAGTAAAAGGCGCTTTTGGCATCCACTCCCCTTCTCGTGTTTTTACACAGTTGGGGGCATACAACATGCAAGGCTTGGCGAACGGGATCTCAAACAATAGCCATTTGGCCAGCAATGCAATCGGTACAGCAAGTCAGGATATGTTGGGCTTTTTTGATACCAGTGCTTTCAGTTTTGACCAACGTCCATCTATATCCGCCAGCACTAAAAATGTCTCTGCAACAGCAGCTCCAGTGCAGCAAATTTTTAATATTTATGCTGCACCGGGTATGGATGAAAATGCGTTAGCACAATTGGTGGCAATGGAAGTGGCCAAGGCGCAGCGCATGCAACAACCAAGCAGCGTCCGCAGCTATAGCGACAACGATTAAGGGGACAATCATGTTGATGAGTTTAGGACAATTCATTTTTAAGACCAGTACATTGGCCTTTCAAGAGATCCAACGCCAACGCTCATGGAGCTATGCCGAAAATGCCGTGGCCAATGGCCTTGCGAAAAAGCAGTTCACTGGTGCAGGTTCAGACACGGTGACAATGCCTGGTCTCATTTATGAAGAATATGGCTTCGGTACACGCTTTGCGCTGGATGAATTGGCAAGCATGGCAGACACAGGACAAGGCTATGTGTTGATGGATGGTTCAGGTTATTTATACGGTGTCTTTGTCATCGAAAGCATCGACGAAACCAAATCCATTTTGATGGACAACGGTGTCCCACGTAAGGTTGATTACACCCTCAAACTGAGCCGTGTTGATGATGAACGCATTGAAATGCAATCCGCTCCACAGCAAGAAGGTTCAGCATGATTAAAACGCCTGTATGTATAATTAGTGCTGACAATAAACCGTTAAATGAGCTTATTTCTAAGCGTATTTTAAGTGTAACCGTCACAGATAATCGCGCCAATGCAGCAGATGAATTGAGTATCGTGCTCGATGACCATGACGGGGCATTACAACTGCCTAAACGTGGTGTACGACTTAATTGTCTGATGGGTTTTAAAGGTGAAGGCTTACACGATAAAGGCGACTTTATTGTCGATGAGACTGAATGGTCAGGTACACCCGATCAAATCACCATTAAAGCCTCCAGTGCCAATTTTAAAAGCAACATCAAAGAAGCTAAGTCTAAGTCATACCACCGCAAAACTTTTGGTGCTATTGCAACTGAAATCGCGCAAAACCATAAACTGACGCTGGTCATGGCAGCAGCTCTCAAGGCGATTGCTTTAAGCCATATTGACCAAACCAATGAGTCGGATCTCAACCTACTGCAACGGCTGGCCAAACAAAATGGTGCGGAAATGGCGGTGAAAAAAGATCGGCTTTTAATCTTTACTGCTGGCAGTGCTAAAACCGCTTCAGGTAAAGATTTACCCACCATCACTTTGACTAGGAACAGTGGCGACCAATTTCGTTACAGCGAGCAGGATCGCGAGTCAGACCATACTGGTGTATCAGCCAGTTATCAGGACACTGGTAAAGCTAAACGTGAAAAGGTGATTAATGGTGACAAAGGCAAGGTTAAACATTTAAAAGGTACGTTTGCCAATAAAGCTGAAGCAGAACGTGCCAGTGCTGCAAAGATGGCTGAGATTAAGCGTCAAATGGCTAAATTCAGCATTAATTTAGCTTATGCGCTACCTGAGATCAGTACCGAGTCTCCAATCACGCTACAGGGCTTTAAGGCTGAGGTAGATAAGCTGAAATGGATCGTTGAAAAAGCCACTCATAGCTATGCCAAAAATAGCGGTCTAACGACCCAGTTAGAATTAGAATCGCAAGTATAAATAATAGCTTTTCAACAAATTAACAGTCTATAATGCCTGGTAAAGATAATCCTTTATTGTTATCCTGGTTTAAATAATTAATTATAGTTTGTATATGTCTAATGTCTTAAAATTTCTGGATTTATTCGCTGGCGCTGGGGGACTTTCCGAAGGTTTTATCCGTGCTGGCTTTGAACCAGTTGCCCATGTTGAAGCTGATGCGTCTGCGTGTTATACCTTAAAAACACGCCAAGCTTTTCATTGGTTGAATAAGAATAATAAAAGTAATATTTATACAGATTATCTAAATAATAATATTACGAGAGATGAGCTTTATAAAGCCGTGCCTCAAAATGAGGTTAATTCTGTTATCAATAAATTTATTGATAAGGAAACATTGCCTGAAATTTTTCAGGAGCTAGATAATATTTTAAATAATGAAAAGATCGATTTAATTATTGGTGGCCCACCCTGCCAAGCTTATTCACTCATTGGCCGTGCTCGTGGCAACATGGTCAACGATGCAAGGAATCACCTCTATATTTATTATGCAGAATTTTTAAAACGCTATTCTCCCAAATATTTTGTTTTTGAAAACGTACTTGGCCTACTTACAGCTAAAGATCCGAATGGTCATTTATATTTCGACAAGATGAAGGCCTTGTTTGTCGAAATTGGCTACACGATCGAGTATAAAGTTCTATCTGCCAATGAATACGGTGTATTACAAAACCGTAAGAGAATTATTTTAGTCGGCAAAAAAGATCATTTATCTGATGACTCTTTCTATCCTGAGCCTGAAAAGTGGAATCCCGAAGTCAATGTATGGGAACTTTTTGCTGACCTACCCAAAATTCAAGCTGGTGGCGGTACGCCAGCTCCTCAAAAATATGTTCGTTATAAAAGTGAGTGGCTCGAAAAATCAGGTATTAAAGGAAAATTCCCTCTTACTTGGCATCAAGCTCGCCCTCATTCTGAGCAAGACTTAGAGATTTATCGTTTTGCTGTCAATTTATGGAACGATAAAAAAAGGCGCTTACATTATAACGACTTACCTTCACGCTTAAAAAGCCATAAAGGTACCGACTCATTTGTCGATCGTTTTAAAGTTGTTGCTGGGGACCTTCCTGCAACACATACAGTTGTTGCTCACATTTCTAAAGATGGGCATCACTATATTCATCCAGACATTGAACAAAACCGTTCAATTACTCCAAGAGAAGCAGCGCGAATTCAAACCTTCCCTGATGATTATTATTTTGAAAATGTTTCGGGGAAACCTGCGCGCACCAGCGCATTTAAACAGATTGGAAATGCTGTACCCGTTTTACTGGCACAAAAAATCGCAGAACAATTATTAAGGAATTGGGAATGACTGAAAATTATATTACATCAGAAGACTTAGCATTTCGTCCCAGAGCAAGATTATTACAAATGTTAGGAGATCAATTAATTGGATCTCCTCGACTTGCTATTTTTGAATTAGTTAAAAATGCATATGATGCTGATGCCGACACCGTCTTAATTACTCTAAACAATGTTAATACTGCCGATGCAGAGATCGTTGTTGAAGATAATGGAGATGGTATGTCAGTAGATATTATAAAGAATATATGGCTTGTCCCTGCCCATGACCATAAAGAAAAACAAAAGAAGGAAAAAAGAAGAACTAGGCTAAATCGATTACCACTTGGTGAAAAAGGGCTAGGACGCTTTGCCGTTCATAAATTAGGAAATGAAATTGAATTAGTTACACGTGCTAAAGATCATGACGAATGCCTTGTAAAAATAAATTGGTCTGAGCTAATCGATAAACCATTTCTTGAAGATACACGTGTCGAAGTTATTACAAGATCACCTCAAGTATTTATTGGTGAAAACACAGGAACACAAATTACAGTTCGTGATTTAAGAGAACAAGAATGGACTAGAGGTGATGTTAGAAAACTATTACGCCAAATCACATCAATTTCTACTCCGTTCAACAACAAAAGAAATGATAAATTCGAAACATTATTAGAAGTGAAAGGGCATCCAGATTGGACTGAAGGTGTTCCTGATATTGAAATGTTAAAAGAACGTGCCCCTTGGCATATTACTTTTGAATTGAAAAATGGAGTTCTTAACCTTAAATATCATTTTAAGGGTGTACCGGGCATAAAAATTGAAGAAAGAATTAAAGAATTAGTAGATGAAAACCTACCTCTTGCCGCATCAACAAGAAAACAAAAAGTAATTGCTAGCTCTGAAGATTTTAAAGGTATAGGTGATATATCTGGTGAATTTTACATATACGATAGGGAGAAAAAAATATTATCTAAATTTGGAGAGCAACAATTAGTCGAAAATTTTCTAGATGAAAATGGAGGCATTAGGGTTTATAGAGATAATATACGAGTATATAACTACGGTGAACCGGGTGATGACTGGCTAGGTTTAGATTTACGCCGCGTAAATGTACCAGGAAAACACATAAGCCGAAATATTATAGTTGGTTCCTTAGACTTAAAAATTGAGGACAGTTACGATCTTATAGAGAAGACTAACCGAGAAGGTTTCGTTCAAAATGATGCTTATTCAAAATTCCAAGACTTAATGCTGGGTGTTTTATCCATCGTTGAGACTGAGAGATTGATTGATAAAGAACGTTTAAGAGAAGCAACGGAAGATGCTAAAAATATTGAAGTTAAAAAAATAGAAAAACCTTTAGATGATCTAAGAAAAATTGCAAAAAAACATAACCTTACTGATGAATTAGAACCTTTAATTCAAAAAACTGAAAAGAACTATAATGAAATGCGAGAGGTGATGCTTAATACTGGTTTCAATAATATGGGATTAGCTATCGTTTTTCATGAAGTAGAACATGGTGTACGTTCATTATATGCAACTATTGAACATTCTGATGATCTTTCTTTAATTAAGCAACATGCTCATGAATTAGTTAAAATTTTAGATAGCTTTTCTGACTTATTACGTAAAGGAGAGAACAAACCAGCCAGCTTAAAAAATCTAATTAGAAAAGCCCGTGATGTAGCAAAAATAAGATTTAGAAAACACAAAATACATTTTGTATGCCCATTCCTAGAAGAAGATATATCCGATATCGAACAGACCTTTATTTTTAAAATTCTTATTGGCAGCTTAAATAATATCTTTGACAATGCCATTTACTGGTTACAAACCAGATGGCCAGAAGAAACTCTTGGTCAAAGAAAAATTTATGTAAATGTCACTAAAAACTTCTATGGAAAAACAGCAATTATAATTGCAGATAATGGTCCTGGCTTCCAAGATGAACAGGAACAACTAGTTAAACCATTCTTCACAAGAAGGCCTAATGGAATGGGAATTGGTCTTTACTACATAAACTTAGCGATGGAAGTAAACAAAGGACGCTTAGTTATTTTAGATGACCAAGATGACGTTCCTGCTGAATTTGATGGCGCTGCACTTGCTTTAGTATTTGATTAATAATATTTCGGGGAATTCTTTATAATGTTAACACCACCAAGATTTGTAGTCTTAGATGACAAACCTGATCATTTAACTCCTATCATTGAAGCTTTTACAAGTATTGGTACATCTTGTATAGGTGTCCCTTACGATGATGAAAATAACAACCATTTAACTACTGATTATTATCGAGGTGTAAGAGGGCTTTTTATTGATTTAAACCTCAGTGGTGGTTCTCTTGGAAAAAATCAACACTATGGCGTAATTGTTAATATATTAGAGACTGTAATTACAAAAAATAATGGACCATTTGTACTAGTATTATGGACCGAAAACCCACAAGAACTCCCCGATTTAAAAACATATTTAGAAGAATCGATACAAGAAGGTTATGAGTATTGTAAACCTCTGTCATTAAGTGCATTATCTAAAACCAAATACATAAATACCTCCAAAGGCCATCCTGATTTTGGAAAAATTCTTCCTGGGAAAGAAACTGAATTTAAGCAAGTCATTAAAGACTTTTTTACAGATACTCCTCAAATTGCAACACTTTTTGATTGGGAGTCAAAAGTATTAGAAGCTGTAAATCAAACTCTCATTGAGTTAATTACTTTGATACCTAAAGAGAAAAGAACATTTAATAATTATGCCGACGAAATTGATAAAGTTTTAAGTTGCATTACAGGAGCTACTCTAGGAAATGGACATGTTGAGAAAGATCCACGTCAAGCATTTAATGTAACAATTGCTCCAATATTGATTGATAAAATTTTAAATAATAAAAATACTTATGAAGATAATAAGACTTGGGAAAATGCAATAACAAAAGTTAATTCCGATGATTCCAAAATCAAAGATACTCAATCTATTGGAAGATATAATAAAATGTTGCATCTAGCCGTCACTGATCATGAAAACATGACTCCTTTAGATTGGGGTTCAGTGTTAACACCTATTTATTGGGGGAATGAAATGACTTGTGACTTATTTGGGATGACAACTTCTAAAATAAAGTCAGATGTTTTTGGGCTAAAAGAAACTTTTTCTAGCAGCTATGAACCAGTATTTGTTCGACTAGGTGCTGTTTGTGATTATGCTCAACAAAAGGAAGGCTTAATTCCTTATTACCTTGGGTATAAAATTTCTCTAGATGACTATAAAAAAAATAAGAGAAATAATGATTTTGAATGGAAGTCTCCTTTATTTTTCACTGATAAGGACTCTGCCCCTTTTTATTTAATATTTAACTTAAAATATTTAATATCTCTACCGAAACATAAAACATTTATTTTTGAGGCCAAATACCGAATTAGGGAACAATTGTTAAATCAATTGATTATTAAAGCTAGCAATCATGCATCTAGACCTGGTATTACCGAACTTTTCCCACCTAAATGATAAAAAAACTGGGCTTTACGCCCAGTTTTTGGTGGAAAGTTCAAACGTATTGCTTACTTTCTCTCAAAACTTCTAATGCTCTAATTCTTAAACTTGCTAAATCATTTGGATTTAGTTTGTTTTCAGAAATAAGCATCTCAAGTTGATAATCAATATCACCATCCAAATCAATGATTCTTGAAGTAATAAACATCATCTTGCCATCATCAGTTAAGTCAAACACTGTAGCTACAAATGAATATTTCTTATCAGGCGTTTCTTCACAAATGTATATGTGATTATTACCTTCAAAGTAATATCTAGTAAATAGTACTTGTCGACCTTTCCTATTTGGTGAAATAAGAGGAAAATGACCATAACTGTAGCTATGTACTGCGTGAAAAATCATTCCGTGTTTTAGAATGTTTTGACCATTTTTTGCAGGATCATAACAAACTAGGTAGTCATCACTGGAAATGTTCTGATTACCTATTTTTTTTAACAATTTTTTATAAGCCCTTTTGCTTAACAAAATTTTTAAAATACAGCGAAACACATCATTTAAGTCTGTTGGATCCCCAAAGGTCTTAATTGGATCGCTGATAAATTTCTCTAAGAGAAATTTTCGATTTTTCTTAAATTCCTCTAGGTAAAATTCTCGTTTAGCCGATTTAGGGACTAAACCATCAACAATCTTATCAATTAGCAAATCTTTGGTTAGACCTAATTCCTTAACTATTGCTACTATACGTTCAAATAAGAAATCATTTTCTGCATAGATATCCATGCCTTACTCCTAATCATTAATAAATTTGAAGCAAACTAAACATATTCATAACTACGAATATGAGTAAGATTGCTAGGGAATTAAATTTTTAACAATTAAAAGAATGATTAATTCCGATCTATCCACGACTATACAAATAGCATCATTGATTTTTTAAGCAAGAAAACTTTGTTAAATTTATATGGAAATTAAACCAATTGTATTTTTTTTAAACACTTGGCTTAGTTTTCTCAGTAAAAAAACCCTCCATTGGAGAGCTTTAAATTTTTTTGACCTGATTTACAATGGTGTCGTAGAACTACCTTTCGCTTTCACCAACTCAGCGCTTGCCTTAATCAACTCAGTACCAGCAGCGAGTTGGTCTTTCATCAAGTCTCCAATTTTATCATTCTGAGTCTGATCCAATTCTTTACCGAAGTACTTCAATGCCAATTCTTTAATTAACTCATGCTTATCTTCATCTTTGAGAGAGCGAACATGTATTGGAAAAGCCTTAATTTCAACATGTGTTTGATATGCTTGTTCGTATAACTTTTTTGCATGAGATGCTCTTCTTAAAAATAAAGTACACAAAGTAATAGTAATAGTAACAATTAAAATTTTTATGGTTATTATTAAAAACCATAATTTTATTTCTTCCCTGATTATTTGAGTAAATGCATTATCAATTAATAAAGTTGAGATTAAAGTGACTACTACTCCAGTCATAAGTGTTTTAAAGAAATTTCTATTATTAGCATTAAATTCAAGCTTATATTTGTCATGTAATTCAAGATAAATAGAACTTGTTTCCCTATGTTCAAGAGCTAAACGAAGAGATTCAAAGTCTTTAATTTTTTCTTCTATTTCTTTAATTTTAGGTGCTAAATTTTCTTCAATAAGCTGTTGGGACTGTTGGTTAGAAATTCTAATAGGTAAAATTTTAGAATTTAGAAAAATAATTGATTTTTCAATAATATCTGTAAGCTCTTGGAGTCTACCTGTATCAGTAGGATAGTTTAGTAAAGATTCACTCTCATGCTCAAACCAAGTTAAGGATTCATAAAGTTCTTCAAAGATATCCGAAGTATTACGAAACTCTTTTAATTCATTAATCAACTCTCTTAAATAATCAAATTTTGAATATAAGTTTTTTATTAATAGATTAAATTTCTCAAGAGACATAGGTGAAATATTTTCTTCAATCTGTTGAGTACCTAGATGTTCAAGACCTGTCTGCAATCCAACAAAATTATTTTTGACATTTTCAATTAGGATATCTACTTCTTCTTGGTTTCGATCGTAATCAATCATACTTCACTCTTTTATTCTGCCCCCATGCATCGTTCCAACATGACCCGATCCATTAGCTCACAATGAGCCAAAGCATTGTATCAAAAAGAACTTTTCTTCTATATATAAATAGAATAAAGAATAGAGTTATAAAAGAATGATCAAAGTTAAAAACAGTTGACTAAAAAAATATTTAAATTATATTGTTCATATCACAGCAAAATCTGTGATCAGGCGTGGAAACCTGTTTATCATCACTAAGCGAAAAACAAAGTCGCTAATGCGGCATTTTTTTTGTCTACTGTTTAGCAGTCGTTATGGCAGGCTATGCAGGGCAGCTTCGCGCTGGCCGTAACTTAGTGAGCGGTATTTCCACCCCTGTGTAGTCTGCCACCATTCCGTGGAAAGGATGTTGGTAGGCGTTAAAACTTATCACTAAGGAAACGACTATGAACACTAACAATAAAAGTGTGCATTCAGCACCTGTACGCCTCGACACCCTCTGTTTACAACGCTTACAAGCATCTAACTTTGCTCAACCCCCAATTCATAAACAAATTTTAAGTTTTATTCGCCTACGTTTCACACGTTAAGGGGAATCGTATGCCTAAAATTTATATCAACACTGAACTCGGTACAGAAAAACGCTGCACCCTATGTGGCGACTACTATCCTCTCGACACAGACTTCTTCTATAAAAATGGTATTTGGCGTGGCAAAACACAATGGAGATCACATTGTAAAGCTTGTTTCACAGAAACCTATCGGGGAGAAAAATAATGAAAAATATCCTCCTTCAACACCAAGAATATCCACTCATTGCCTCCCCTCAACTCGCTAAAGAGCTGGGGACTGCAGCAGCCACATTCTTGCAGAAATTGCACTTCCTCATAAGTGAAAATCGGAAGTACAAACAAAAGAAAAACCTCACTGTCCACCTAAACCGTAAGTGGTGGTTTCACACCTTTGAAGAATGGCAGTCCACACTGGGTTTATTCAGCGTTTCAACCATCAAAAGAGCTGTGGCCAAACTCAAGGAACTCGGCTTAATCGAGATCAATAAGCTCTCAAAAATTAAGTCCATGCGGGTGAACTACTACACCATCAACTACAAAAAGCTAAAGCAACTCTTTGGCATTGGCACATCACAGCCAACTAAAAAAGATCCTGGTACTCCATCCCCTGCTGAGCCAATCAAAGGGACTGATACTCCAATTAATCCAGTTGCAACAAAAGAAGATTTATCAGTCTTCCATAGCGACTATCGTTCACTGTATTTACAGCTTCGCCAGTACAAACTGGACATTGCCCATGACGATCCACGACTGCACCAGTGGCTAAACATCGCCCGAAAAATAATTACTTACACTGCTTCAGCACCAACAAGACTAAACATAAACAGGTGGCAATGGCACACGCCTGAACAAATACTGCCAACCGAATTTTTACGGGGGACTGATCATGGGTATTGAAAAGCACGTTATGCGCCTACAAGAGCCATGTACGAAGAAGCGTAAGTTCTTCATCAGTTCAAAGCACTTGTACCGCTTACTCGACACGGACGTGTCATACAAAACATTCGTTGAAACCAACATTACCTGGTCTCGCCTGCGTGAAAATATCGACTACCATTTCAATGAACAACATGAGACCTACAACCTTTCTATCTGTGCTGTTCAGGCCATTTTGATATTAGAAAATACAGAAAAAAGCTGGCGATTCTTCAATGAACTGTCCGACCTGATAAACAACGGTTTTAACCGTTAGAGGGGGAATATCATGGATATTCAAACAAGATTATCATTATTAGATCAGCACTTATCTTTACTCATTGAGTCGACGGAAAGCTGTGACTCTTTAACTGGAGAGTCGGTAGCTGCGACATTATTTATTATTCAGGAACAGGTACGGCAGATTCAGAAAGCTGTAGACAAAGAGTGATAAAAAAGCCCTCTTAGGAGGGCTTTTTTATTTATGATTCTTGTTGTTCAATTACAGGCGTACTTTTTTTAAATAATCTTTTAAAACTGAAGTCTGGTCTCCGATCAACAAGCTTTTCAGCAAAATTTACATTCGCTGCAAAATTCACAGATAAAAATGCAACCATCCCCCAAAAAAGAACCCAGAAGAATACTAATATCCAAAATAAAGGTACAGAATGTTGACTCACGATAGGTGTATAGATTTGTTGCTTAAATTCAGCTATTGAACCGAAAAAAAACGGGAAATATAGTGCTAAAAAACCAGCTATAAAATAAAGTAAAACTGCAGAATACATTCGTGTCCGTCTTACAACTTTATTCTGTAGCCCAAATTTATATTCAAAATCATTTTTCTCCTTAGAATAATTTACATATTGATGAGAAATTTTATATGAGTTTATATCTTTGCTTTGTTCCTCTCTTAAAAGTAAATGTCTTGCACATTCGACAGAAACCTTACTATCACCAATCACGTATCTAAGTTTTTTCTCTTCACATAAATCTTTAATTTTATTGTATATAATATCATCTTCACTCGTATCTTCTAAGATTAGCTTTGTATTTTTATAGTCCTCAATTAATGCTCCTTTAGTGTTCTTTCTTGATTCTGAATACAATTTAAATATCTGTAGTATCGAGTAAAGTATTGCAAAACAACTACCAACAATAGGAATTATATTTTTTGTGAAGTCAATATCCATGCAAAACCCCATAAAATGAGTTATTAAGAATCTTGATTATAATATTTATCATAAATTTAAAATAAAGCAATCTAACATTGTTAAATTGCCTTATAAGGTAAATAAATACTTTTCTGAAAAGAATAAATAAATTACATCTATTTATTCGTATTATTTATTTTTTCCAAAACTCTCCGAAAAATTCCGTATCAAAGTCATTAGCGTCTGACGCTGCTCAGGATCAACCTGATCCCAATATTTCAGTAACTCTTTGGCTTCATCAGAAAGCAAATCAGGCTGAGTCCGTTCACCAGTAATCAAATACCAAACGTCCACACCCGCTTTATGCAGTGCTTCTAAGTCTTCCTGCCCCATAACGCGCTCACCCTTCTCGTAGCGCATTACAGCCATATTTTTCTTACCAAATAACGCAGCGAAATCTTTTTGCGACAGATCTAAGCGTGATCGTTCCTGACGAAGGCGTTCGCCTCTTTGATCGTTATTCTCATTTACCATTTGGGATAAATCCATATATTAATTATCCCAATTGGGATAATATTGCTTTGCTTATTACCATTTTAACAAAGTTCTCTATTCACCACAGTTTAATAACTGTGGACTCAAAAGGAAACAAACATGGCTACTCAAGAGTCTCAAAAAGAAGTACAGATCAGCTTTCGCACTACACCAGAAAATCGTCGTCTCGCTCGTATCGAAGCAGCAAAGCTCAACATGTCACTGAACGAATGGATTAAAAGCCTTGTTGAAGCTGAACTGGACACTTCATCTCAAGAAACAAAATCATCATAAGGCACACCTTTTGAGCCACTCACAGATTTGCGGGGTTCTGTTTACAGATTTTTACAATTCTGTGTAAAGCAAGAAATATTAAGTACTTGGTGTCGGGAGCAACAACTACTTAATTCAATTCAGAGGTAATGATGAGTAAATCAATTGGTTTCTACTGCCCGCACTGTGGAAGACGTATGTATGTATCTAGTCGCAAAAAGCCCTCTCCTCTTCTACACGAACTGATTGTGAGCTGTCAGAACGACCAGTGCCTTGCTAGCTTTGCAGCAAGTTTAGAAATGGTTCGTCCTATTCAAAACAGCATCAATCCAAACATCGAAGTTCAAACCGGGTTACCGCAGCACAAACGTCAATGGGAAGTAGAACTAGAACATCACCTGTCCAGCTTAGAAACGATGACTGTGATCGACAAACAACAAGAGAACTATGTTGAAGGCTTCATCTCTGCCTTATTCCACTCATCCACGATTGATTTGACCAAGGCCAGTGTCTACCGCAATCGGCTTAAACAAATCAGACTCTTATAAGGCGTAGATATGTATCACCTACAGCAACGGATAGATGACCGACTCAACCAGTTATTCCATTTCAAGAAAAAAGGTGAATGGTATCGAGAGGGAGTCTGTCCGAAATGTAAAGAAAAAGAACTCTACACACACGCTATCACCCCACGCATGGTGAAGTGCGGACGGATCAATAAATGTGGCTACGAAGAACATGTCAAAGAGATCTGTGAGGAACTTTTTAAAGACTGGTCTGAGTATCACCCACAAACCACAACAAACCCACATGCAGCAGCAGATGCCTACCTCAAAGAAGGTCGTGGCTTTGATATATCAAAGCTCAAGGGACTGTATACCCAAGAGCTATATCGTTCACCTAAAAACCGAAGCCTCGTTACAGCGACCGTTCGTTTTAAATTGGCTGAAGGTATTTATTGGGAACGTCTGATCGACCGTCCTGAACGCTTCGATCGCATGAAGGCTAACTTCATTGGAAAGTGGTCTGGCCTTGCTTGGACAGTGCATGATTTAGATGCACTGTGTAATGCAGGCAGTATTTGGATTACTGAAGGTATTTTTAATTCGATCGCGCTTAGTCAGTCTGAATTGATCAGTATGAGTAATATGAACAGTGGGAATTACCCTGCTGTTCTTTTAGAGCAAATTAAGAACCGCTGTCATGAACTCAATAAAAGTAGACCGCGTTTAGTTTGGGCTTTAGACAATGATCCTGCAGGAAAAAAGTATCTAGCCAAACACCATAAACGCGCAACAGATGAAGGGTGGATTTCTACTGCTGCCCTACCACCTGCGCCAATGAATGGTAAGTCGGTCGACTGGAATGATTTGTTCCAAAGAGGACAGCTCACAGAAAAAGACCAGGATAAATATCTGCACTTCGGAAAGTTACAGATTTCAGAAACGCCTGAAGAAACAGGCTTATTGATCTATAACTTTTACGGCAGCAGTCTAAGCCAATTCTTTTTTAATCACCGTTTCCGTACCTACTGGTGGGAGCTTGATTATGAAAAATATAACAAGGCTGTTCAGTATGTAGAAGAATCTCAAAGCACTGTACTGACTGAAGAAGAAATACGGATTCAAGCATTAAAGACCTGCTCTTCAGCAAAAGAGATTTGCAATGCTCAGCTTGAGCCACTTTATTTCCAACGAAATGAAATTACCGATGAGTCCTGGTACTACTTTCATATTCAGTCACCGTGGGGTGAAGTTAAAACCACATTTACCGCAGAGCAAATGTCCTCACGCAGTAAGTTTAAACCGCGTGTATTAGCAGTATTATCGGGAACCATTTGGTCAGGTAACGACCATCAGCTTGAAACATTCATCAAGCGTAAAACAGAGCGTCTACGTGAAGTAAAAACTATCGACTTTATTGGCTACTCTAAAGAATATGAAGCCTATATTTTTGATAAGTTTGCTGTGCATAAAGGTCAAGTTATCCACAAAAATCAGCACGACTTTTTTAAAACTGGTAATAAGGAAATCAAAACCTTAGCTGCATCTCCTGTTATTCATTTAAATGCGAAACAAGAGTTTTCACCGACATGGTGGAAAGACTTTTATGCGCTTCAAGGTGAGAAAGGATTAATCCTTTTGGCATGGTGGACAGGCACATATTTTGCCGAGCAGATCCGTGCTATCAATTCCTCTTATCCATTCTTTGAGTTCGTCGGACAAGCTGGCTCAGGTAAATCGACCATCATTGAGTTTTTATGGAAGCTGAGTGGCCGTGAAGCTTATGAAGGATTCGATCCAAATAAATCCACCAACGTGGCGATTTACCGTAACTTTGCCCAAACCTCCAATATGCCAATCGTACTAATTGAAGGTGACCGTAACGACCAGGCTGGATCTCAAAAAGCCAAGTTTAGTTGGGACGAATTAAAAGATGCGTATAACGGTCGAGCAATTCGCTCTAAAGGCTTAAAAACCGCAGGCAATGAAACCTATGAGCCGCCTTTCCGTGCTGCGGTGATGATTAGCCAAAACACCCCAATTCAAGCATCTGAAGCGGTGTTATCGCGTACGCTACATATTTCTGTAGATACTAAAAATCACAGCTTAGAGAAAAAACACGTTGCCACTCGACTGACACAGATGAGTTTGGAAGATGCATGTAAATACATGACTTTTTGCTTAAAAAATGAGGAAAGCATCCTCAAAACTTATACCGAAAAACATAAAGAAATTGAAATTGAGCTACATCAAAAAGGCATTACCAATACCCGTATCGCCCTCTGTCACGCCCAAGTGTCGGCCATGATTGATGCCATTGCGGAGCACGTCTTTAAAGATGCTATCGATTTATCTGACATCTGTGATGCCAAAAGATATTTAGAGGGTATGGCCATGCGACGTATTGAAGAAATTGCAGCAGATCATCCATTTGTTCAACAGTTTTGGGATGCCTTTGAATATCTCAATAGTATTCGTGGCACCAGCTTTCAATTGAACCATTACGCAACTACAGACTCGCAGATCGCCATCAACCTCAACGAAGTTTATAAAGTTGCTGCACGCAATTATCAGGCTTTACCTGAGATCAATGAAATGCGGAATTTATTAAAAACAAGTAAGCGCTACAAATTCATTGAGGCAAACAAAACCGTTCGTTCATCACACCAACCTGCCGATGAAAGTAAAGCTATTCAAGGCTATGGCAATCAACCAAGCATTAAAGAAGACCGTATCGTCAAATGCTGGATTTTCTCTAACCCTTATCAAGCTGCAGGTGGGAAAAAATGAATATGACCGAAATAACAATTTTATTAAGCACTTCAAGCTTTTGTGGTGCTGTCTATTTTTTGACTGAAACAGTTAAGTAAAGAGGGAAACTATAATGAAAGAAACTTCATCTACGATCGTAAAATGGTACTCAATGAGACAAGTGGCTGCTGAGTTAGGTATGGCAGTCAATACATTTAAAAAACACTATTTGGAAAAATACCCACCTGATCGATCATCAGATAAGTATAAAGGATGGACCGAAACGTCCTTAAATAAGATCAAAAAAGAAATAGGCGCTTAAAGCGCCTTTTTTACTTTATTTAAATTGTTAGACAATCCACTTTTCAACTTCATTGCTATACCAGTTCATTAATTCAACACGCTCTGGCCAGTATTCAGCTCTGTTATAAATCTTGCTCGTTTTATCTGCTTTTGTGGTTTTGTTTACATGTGCAATTTGATAATCAATCACTTCAGCTCTAAACAGCTTACTTTCATTTGCATGGGTAGAAAATAGCGTCCTAAATCCATGTGTGACCATCTCATTTGCATAACCGTTTCTTTTTATGACGGCCAAAGGCGTTTCAGAAGTCATGTGCTTCCAAGGCTCACGTGTATGTTTGAAGATAAAGCCGTCATCACTCCGGGTCTGAAATAAAACCATAAATAGATTATAAACTTGAGGTGATAAAGGAACCATTAATTCCTTTCGTCGTTTCATACGAAATGCTGGAATGAGCCACACTTTATTTTCAAAATCAATTTCACCTGAATCCCATCTCGCTTTTAAAAGCTCACTGATTCGAGTGCCAGTAAAGCACGCAAGTTTTAAAACCACTTTTGTAATTGGAAACGCATTACATTGCTCTAAACGTCTAAAAAACTCTGGCATTTCACTTGCAGGTAAACATGGATAACTTTGAACCTCATGCTCAGGAATAAGCTCCCCCACTAAGATACATGGGTTCTTTTCTGTATATCCTGATGCGATCGCAAAATTAAAAACTGCATTAAGTAAACGCAGACAACGTGTGGCCGTTTCAAGTGTTCCTTTGGCCACAATTTCTTTTACTTTGGATGAAACCTGAAAACGAGTGATTTCATCTAAAGGCAACTCTAAAAAATCTTCTGTGATGTAGTCCAGACGGTATTTAACAGTGCTGATATATTTTTCACTAGACCACTGTGGACTCATTAATTCAAACCATTCATCACACACTTGTTTTAAATGATGTGAGACCTTTGATTTACCTGAAACCTCGGCTTTAAAGTCCCGCGCAACTTTTCTTATTTCTTTACAGCCTACTTCGGGATATTCACCCAATTGTTTCCTGGTCTGCTTTCCTTCAATTC